ACTTTTGGCTATTCAGATACTAGGCGAATTGTAATACGCAGCTTACACGCCAGGGATAAGCTGGAAGGTGCAGAGTCAATTTGTTTTACGCAGACTACCACTATGCGTTAAATTCATTATACCACTATATATAGTATGTCAAGTTTATTCTTCTACTAAACCTAGTACTCTACGACCTGCTCTTACAGCACCTGGTGTAGGTGTAAATTCAGATAATTGTTGTGCTTCTAACTTTCTTACTCGTTCTCTTTCTGATGCAGAACCAAAAACTTGTGCTTGTACAAATTCTTCAATATCATAGCCAGGTCTTTGTATCATTCCTTCAGGAGTTAATTCTTCTTCTGGTGTGATAACTTCTTCTGGTTGAAATCTTCTAGTTAAAGATGCTATTCTAGGTACTTCTTCTTCAGCAACAGCAAATAATTGTCTAGCTTGTGCCTGTGTTAATCCTGCTCTTTCTAAAGCCTGTGCTTCAGCAGCAGATAATTTAAATCCTTTTAATCCTGCTTCTCCACCTATTTGTGCAGCAGTTATTCTTCCTTCTATTAAACCTTGGCCAATATCTGGGTCAATAACAGATGCTAATATTGCTTGGTCATTTAAATCAATTCCAAAGTTTGCTGAATAATAATCTTTTACAGCAGGAATATTTTGTAGTATTCCTTCACTTGCTGTAGCAACTCTTTGTCTAAAGGTATTAGGTGATATTCCTTTTTCTATTAATGTTGCAAATGTATTTTCAAAGTAATCTTTATTCATTCCATAGTCAGCAATAGTTAATCCATAAGATTCTTTAACAGCAGAATAATCAGATTCTGATAATCTAACTGTTCCATCAGGTCTTTTGTTCTTTGGAAAATACTGTTCATAATCTTCTGATTGTCTAACTTCAGCTAATGCTACATCAGTATTTTGATTTTTAGAATAGGAGTTTGCATATACCATAACCAAAGATTCTGGTAACCAAGGTAGTAAAGCTCTAACTTCTTTTAAAAATTCTTCCATTATACAATTCTCCTAACACTTCCACCACCAAATGCACTTACAATATTATTCTTAACTTCAGTTTTAATTTTATCTGAACCACCATTTTGCAATCCTGCACTATATAATATTTCATTTGCTTTAGTTATATCATTAGCTTTAATTACATTTTGAAACATTGTAGAATTTTCATCTACAGTTCCACCCCATACATTAGTAGTAAAACCTCTCCAAGGACTAGCTATTTCTTCATAAGTAAGTTCATCATCATATCCAGGAAATAAACCTTTTTTCATTTTAAGCAAAGTATCTTTTATATTTATTTCTGCATCAGGGTCATTTCTTACTTGACCTGCCCATTTTTGTAATTGTGAATCTGCAATATTACCACCAAATACTGGTCCTAAATATTCTTTAACAAGTCTTTTAACCTGTGATTCTCCAGCTCTTGTAGTATCGTAATCTATTGCACCAGAAGTTATGAAATTATCTAACTCTACATCCATATTGGTTTCTAATGTAGGGTCTGATAATACTTTAATTTGTTCTGCTGTATAACTATCTGTCCACAAACCAGTTGTTAGTTTTTGTCCCACCCAAGAAACAAGTTCATCAGATGGATTTGCTATACCAGATTGTTCCATTAAATTCTTTACAGCTAATTTATCTTCTTCTATTTTACTTTCTGCATCAGCAGTAAGTACTGAAGTAAAATCTGTAGTACCTGTCTGTGCTAATAACAACCAATCTCTTTCTGCTTGTGTATGTGTTCTCCACCAATTAGTTCCTTGCCATTCAGCATCAGTAACAGTTCTTCCTTCTAATGTTGCTTCTGCTAATAGCTGTACCATTTCTGCATCTTGCAACCAAGGTCTTATTTTGGATTCCTTGGCTATAGTATCTACAAAAGAAACCCAAGGACTTTGTTCTGGATTATAAATATTTGGGTCAGCAAGTTCTAAAGAATCACCAAATCTAATTGCTTTGTTCCATTGTTGTGGTGTAGGTGTTTTTATAGTAGCTTCAACACCAGGAAACTCTACTGGACCAAATATATTTTTTAAGTCATCTAAACTTGTGTCATAGTAAATTGGAGTTCCTGTTCCAGGAATAAAATAAACAATATAATAATTACCATCTACATTCCAATACTCTGCTCCTGTAGGTATTGGCATATCTCTTTTAGTTATTGGATTGTATACAGTTCCATCTTCATTTTTAATTATTACTTCACCATCAGGTCCTACATTTGAATAATCTTTTTTATCATAATCAGTATTACCTATACCAACTACACTTTCTCTTTGGTCCATAGGAGTAGAAGCATCTTCACCCCCATAATCTCCAGCATATTCTGAAGTCAATGGTTCTTGTTTAGTAGCTCCTTTATAGCCTTCTCTACCTGGAATTTCACCAGCTATTAATCTAAGGTATTCTGACTTAGTAAAACCAGCAGCTTTATCTGCTTCTGTAAAACTTGTATTAGCTGTTGTCCTAGCTCCATTTGGTCCATAAACTACTACTTGTGCCATATTATCTCATCAAACTTTCTGATAAAGCATTTATCATTCGTGAATAAATATCGTGTATATTTTGTTTCTCTTTACTATCATACACAACTTTCTCTGTTTTATCTTTAGCTTCTGGCTTTGAATAATAAATAGGATTTCGTTCAAACAATTCTTTTTCTCTATATGTTCTTGGATTATCTATAAACGCATTAGCTAAATCGTTATATAGTTTTGACCATATCATATTTAATTGACTGTTATCTTCTTTTAATTTAATAGAATAACCAGGTACAAATCCTTCTTCTTGCCAATTAGGAACACCTCTATCCATATCTATATCTTTTTTGAGTTCTTCTTTATCTTCTTCTCCAGTACCAAAAAACATTTCTAACTCATCATCTGTTCTATCAAGTAAACCAGGAAATTCTTTAATAGAATTTTCTACAGTTTTTTTCCATTCAGATTTAATTGTTTCTGTATCACCATTAGCAATAGCTCTCCACAATTTACTACTACTCATTTTTTCAGGTCTATTTAATGTTGCATAAACTAATCCATCAAATTGTGATTGTGTTAATGTTACTTCAAATGTTTTCATTCTATTGTTTACAATATTTACATATCCTTCTAAATCTTTTAATAATATTTCTGTTGCTTCTTCTTCTGTAATGGTATCTCCAATTTTTATTTTTTTATCATCATCCCTAGCAGCATTAGTATGACCATAACCAATAGTTAATGTTCCTTGTATTTTATCGCCTTTTTTCAATACATAATTAGGTCTAGCATCATCATATGCAGTACCTCTAAATACTTCTTCTTCCTTTATTATTTCTATAGCAGCTGGTGAAATATCCATTAACCACCTAATGCTTTAAGTCGCATAATTGAAGAAGCTATATTTCCTGCATTCATTCTTGCTATTCCTACATTCTCTTGTCTTTGAATAACACCTGCAAAGTCTGTTTTAATTTGTTCTTGTAATGAAGATACTGCATCAACTGCTTCTGGCATTTGTTCAACTGAAACTTGTTTAGTAACTTTCTGTATAGGTTTTTCTGATAAAGGTTCTACGCTTGCTTTTCTCTTTTCTGTAACTGTAACTTTAGGTCCTTCTACAGCCATACGAGCTACAGTTTCATCTACACGAAATTCTTTTTCCTCTAATGATTCAAGTATTTTTTCATAAAAATTTCTTTCTTTATTAGAAGCAGTTAATCCCAATGAATTAAATATTGCATCTACCTTTTGTAATCTAGTTACTTTTGGTGATGGTCTATATATTTTAGGTTCATATGTAGGTGTAAATGGATTCTGTAACTGTATATCAATAGCAGCATCATATCCAATACCACCTAAAAAGTTTGATTCTCTTAATGCGTTATATAAAGCAGTTCTTGTTTTATTACCAGGTCTACCATATTCAACAGAGTAATCTTCTGTATTTAGCCAAGGTGTTTTTACTAATCTATCTTGTAATGTTTTAATTTGATTTGATTTTAAACCATCTAAAATGGAATCTTCTGCTCCTGGATAATAAAAGTTGTTTGCTGTTTCAGGAAACAATTTATTTAGATATTCACTTACAGGTAAAAATCCACCTTGATATGGTACTGTTGCTGTATAACCAATAGGTGCTAAAGCATCCAGTTCTTCCTCTGATATTGTTTTTTGTAATGCTTTGCCTTTTTCACCTATTTTACCTAAATAATCTACAGGTTCTACATCTACCCATCCTGCTTTGCTATACAACTTATCAAATTCATCTTGTGTTGCTGTTGTTGTTTCGTATGAACCATCAGGTTTTTTTCTATATATAGTTATTGTCATCTAATCATTTTCCTCTACTATTTTTAATTCTACATAGCCTAAAAGTTTTTCTTTAAACAAAGCTCCAAATTCTGGATATTCAGTAGCAATCTCTTGACCCCATCTTAGCAGTCTATCTCTACCAACTTGTGTCTTTTTGTTTGTAGATAAATAAGTTAATAAATCTGCTTCATCTTTATATATTTTTTTACCTTCTTGTGTTGTTTTAATTAATGGTTCATAATTTTTAATATCTTCTAACGACTCTAATAATCCTTTATTATCTTCATCTCCATAAAAGAATAAATTTAGAGCTTTACCAGTTTCAGAATTTTCTATTAACCAAGGGTCGTTTGCTGCTTCTTTTAATTCTAAAAATATTTCATACTGTGATATATCACCTTCATAGGTTGCCATATTTCTTTTACCTAAACCATAAGGAAATACTTGCAACAGTTCTGCTTGTATTTCTGCTCTAGCTGCAACAGCATCTGCATCATTTCTATCTTTAAATTGAGCAGTCTTATAATTAAATATTATTTTAAAAGCTGTTTCTTGTGCTCTTTCTTGAAGTTGTTGTATTGTATAATTTTTTCTTTCACCATCTTCTATTTGATTATAAAAAGTATTAATGTCCAACATATCGTATTCTTCTACAACTGGTGCAAAATAAGGAAAAGTGTTTTTGTATTTATCTGCGTGTTCTGGCCATTCTCTTTCCCATCTAACTTCACCCTCTGTAGAAGGTAGCTTTCTTCCTTTAGTAGTTGTCTTACCTTGTACCAAATATGCTGCTGTATATATAGCATCATAACTATCTGGTGTACCACCAATTAAACTTGCTATTAATTGATATGCTAAGTATTCTTCTCCTGGTTCAACAGCATCTAATGCTTGTGCAAATAGTGCTGTAATAACAACGCTTGTAAAATAATCATCATCATATTTTCCAAATGACAAATCTTCTGGAAGATAAGTTTTAAATATATCTTCTACCAAAGCACCATCAAAAAATTCAGGTGATTCTAACTTATAAGCAACTTGTTCTCTAGGTGCAGATGGTTGATAGAATTTAGCTAAAGAATTAAATAGTGTTAATTTTTTAGCTAAAGCTACTGTATCTTTTTCAAATTGTATTCTTCCTTCTTTAGTTCTAGGGTCATAATCTACTTCACCTTTATACCAAGAAACAGTAAGTATTTTAGAAGCATCAGCTAAATTATCATACCATTGGTTTTTATCTAGCTTTCCTTCTGTAATAGCGTTGATTGCATTTCTTAAATATGTAGGTAACTGTCCACCTATTTGTTGTTCTATACTAGAACCACCTAAACCATAAGGAAATAATATATCTTCAATTTCTTGCCATTCATTTGATTCTGGAAAATAACTATCTGCAACTTTTACAGATAACTGTACAACAGGACCAAACCCAGGAAGATAACTTGAAGTAAATAGGTTAGCTCCAGCTAATGGTGCTGTTTGTCTTAAATCAATATCTTCTGGTAATTCTATACCAAACAATTCTTCCATAGAATCTGTTGCTGGTGCTACATAAAATAATTCATCAGTTGTTGGGTCTTTCCATAACATACCATTCTGTACGCCAGTTGTTGTAGACATTTGTATTTTTCTTAAACCTGCTGGATTTTTTGCAAATAGTCTTGGGTAGTTTAATGCAACTTCTTTCCAAGGTTCTAGGAATGGAAATATTAATCTCATTGATTCTGCATAAAAACCTTTTTCAGTTAAGTTATATAACAATCTATTGTGTGCTTCTAATGCAAATGCTTTTGATGCTTCATCAATTTCTTCAATACTTAACTTAGCTAGTGGGTTTGCTTTTACTGCTTCAGCTACAGAACCATATTTTTGTATAGCTGATTTTTCTGCTGCTTCAAATGTTTCTTTTACACCTTTAGGTAATTTGCCCTCATTAGCAAGTTTTCTAAAATGTATCAATGCTTTTTCATCAGCAAAAGGCATTAGCTGACCTACATTCATCCATTTGTATTGTGCATAGGTTGGTATTCTGTTTAATGCTGCATCTGGTGCTTCACCTAACCAATACCATAAATATTGTGAACCTTTAGCTAAATAATCTTTTTTAGCTGGATTAATAATCCAATCAGGTGTTGGTAATACTTCAGGACCAACAGAATATTTTGTATTTAAAAATTCTTTTATTTTTTTCTGATTAGTACCACTAAATCTATTTATGTTATTTAAAGGAATAACATCACCATCAGGTGTAAGTATTCTTCTATCTCTAATCATTGTAAGTAAATCTTCATCACCTTTAGTTAAATCCATTATCCATCTTCTGTAATCATCAACATATTTATTTGCATCATTGAAGTTTGAATATGGATTTATTTTTTTTCCTGCTTCATCATATTTAAGATTGTTTAAATCATTTCTAATACTTTTTAAATCACCACTCCAGAAACTTTCTTTTGTTCTTGTTAAGTCTGTTCCTTCTAATATTTCATCTGCAACTGACTTTGCTAAGTCGCTATCTAAAGGCCACTTCAAATTTATTTGCCACGAATCAATATATTGTTTTTGTGTCATTCTATTTTTTAAAGTAGGATTCCAAGCTGTCTTAACAAAGTCAACTTGTTTACCTTTATCAAATACTGCTGTTGCTCTCCTTGCAACTATCTTTTCAGCTCCTGCTCCATATGATGCACTCATAGGACCAAAACCTTTTTGGAATGGTGTTCCTGCTAAATCGTAAGAGAAATTACCCCAAGCCCACATAGCTGTAGGACTATCTATCCAGTTGTCTAATCCTTCTAATCCCATTCTGAATTGTGATTCTGCAAATATTCTAAGTGGCCAAGCAACTCTAGTTACCAACTGTGCACCTGTCCATACTTTTTGATATGGCCACAACATATCATCTATAGCATCAAACATAACTCCTGGCACAAATTCTTTAAAGAAATCTAATCCTCTAATAGTTGGTCCTAATATATTATCAATAGGAGTTTGTACTCCTTCAGGCAAAGCTCTAATTGCTTCATCTACTAAGTTATACATTTTGGTTTCTTTAATTGGCAATGTAGCCCACTTATTAATTTTGCTTAACATTCTTCTAATATCTTGTGGATTACCTAATGACCATACTTCATCCATATGCTGACCTAAATCAAATGGTGTTGGCAATGGTACACGAGTTCCATCAGCTAAAGCTGTTGTTCTTTGTCCTTGAAATGTAGCTTCCATAGGACTAGAAAATTGTCCACCTATTCTTTGTTCTAATTGAGCCCAATAAGATTTATTAAGTATTTCTCCATTTGGCAATACTCCTGCTTGTTCGTCTATAGTTTTCTTAAAAGTATCTATAGCAGATTTACTAAAACCTTCTTTTTTCATTACTTCTATTACTTGTAATTTTGTGTCGTTATATAATATTTTTCTTTGTAAAGAAGTGTTTTGTATTACAGATGCTTCAGCAAATCTTTCAGCTAATCTATTTGCTATAGGTGCTGGTACTTTCATTTCTGTTAACCAACGAAGATAGTTGTCTACGCCACCATTTACATCTTTAAATAACGAATCTCTTGATGGTGTCCATTCACCAAATTTAGGATAAGCTTTTTGTTTTCCTTTTAATGCTTTAACTAAATTTTTATTGTAACCAATGCTATCTACAGTTCTAGTTATTTTTGGTAAACCTATGCTTTGATTTTTAATAACAAAATCTGTTACTACATTCTTAACCTCATCTACAGTAGTAGCTTTTGTTAGTTTAACTGCCATATCAGCATCTTTTGTAGATTTAAATATTGCTTGGAAATCATTGCTATTAGCTAATGCTTCTAAATGTTTTTGTGATTTAGGACTATCTACAAAAGATTGTATTATTCCTGGTATTTTTTCAAAGTCACCTTTAGTAAATGCTCTTTCTATATCTGCCATAACAGATTTACCATATTTAACTGCTTTAACTGACTTACCTATAAGTAACGCAGGGTCTAATGCTAAAGCAGAATAAAAATCTATTACGCCTGATACTCCTCCATACAATACACTATTAGGTTCAACTCCTATAACATCTTCTATATATCTACCAATAGTTATATTTCTTCCTCTATATTTTGGTGCTTCTTGCTCTGTTGATGCTTTTGCAACAATAGGTCCTTGTGGAATAAAACCTTCTCCCATACTTTTCCATACAGCTCCTATACTTTGACCATCTTCAACTGATGCTTTCGCTTCTCCTAAAATAGATGCACCAGCTTCATTCCAATTATCTCTAAATGTTTTTTGTGTTTGTTTACTACTTGGCAAAGCTCTACCACCAAGCAAACCTGTCAAAGCTAAACCTGCACCTAACAATCTTCCACTTTTTTCTGTTTTCTGTTGTTGTTCTCTTAATGAAGCAATATCCCACAATGTTACATTTGGGTCACCAGCTTCATATTGTTCAATTAATTTTTGTTCTTTACTAGACATTGCTTGTACTTGTGCTTGAAATGGTGCTTCAAATGATTCTGCTGTTTTTACAAATGCTCTACCAGCTCTACCCATAGTTACATTCCATAGTGCTTCAAAACCTAATATTGCAGCTCTTGATATTCCTTTTAAAGTTCCATAAACTGGTTCTTCTCTATATGTTCCAGATTGATATGGTTTTGTTTCAGAAGGTAATTTATATTGCCTACCAGGAACATTGTATATATTTCCATACATAGGATTATTAATATAAGCATTCGTTATATCATTTCCTAAAGGATTTGGATTATAAGGTTTTGATTTAGGTACTGCTTGATATTGTAATTTAAGTAATTCTTCTACTTGTTTATCAGTTAAATTTTTATTGACAGCATTAGATATTAAACCTTTCATAGCTGTTGGATATTTTGCTGCTAGTTCTTTTGCTCTTTCTACCTGTTCTGGTTGTACAGTAGCTTTTTTTTGATTATAAAGAATATTTGCCATACGCTGTTTTTCTTTATTGCGTATGTAATCTTCACCAAATGTATATGGTGTTACGATACCATCAGACATACTACAGTCCTAATATTTCTCTAAGAGCTGATACCTCTGTATTGTCTGCTAAATCTGCTAGGACATCATAATCCATATCACCTATTTCTTGTGGTGTTAACGATACAGGAGTTGCTCCAAATGTTGGAGATTCTGTTGTATCCATATCTCTTAGTATGTCTAAATTTACTTTATTAGGAATAACTACACCTGGTTGTGGTGTTTCTACAGGAATAGCTGCTTCTGTTTTCTGTGTTGCTAATTCTGCATTTCTTAAATTATCTTGTGTATTTATACCAGCAGGGGGAATATTATTTTTTCTTTTATCTACTGAAGGCAATCCACCAGTAGCTTCAATTTGTTCTAATAGTTCTTTACCTTTTCCATAAGTCATACCTTTAGTAAGACCTCTATTACTAGAACTCCTCGTAGCCATCTTCATCCTCATCATCATAATACATAAAAGTAGAACTGATTATCATATAACCAAATGGAAACACCATTGGTGGCATTTGGTCACGAAATATTCTAGTTCCTCTTTCACCTGCTGTTTCCTCAAAAATAATATCATCACCTAATTCATCTACATCATCAAGACAAAAATTTACTATTTCTTCAAATTGTCTGTTAATAGACATTATCCACCTAATCCTTGAAGTAGTTGAGCAATACCTGGTGGTGGACCTTGTGGTGGCAAAGCACCTCCACCAAGTAATGCTTCTTCAGCTTCTGACATTTCTGGTTCTTCTGCTGTAAAGAATTTATCCAATATGTTTTGCATATTATCTGGATTCTTTCTTATCTGCACAACAGCCATAGTTGCTTTAGGGTTTCCCTGTTGGGCTTGTGCTAACAATGTATCAAACAATACGCTATCAGCTTTTTCTTTTGTAATTCTATCGTTTACTCTAACTAAATTATCTAAACCATCAAGGTTCTCTTGTAGAGTTTGTCTGTCAATAATTCCAGCTTGTAATAACTGTAAACCTGTAACAATTTTTTGTGGTTCATCATAACCAGCCATAGCACCATACACTCTGCGTGTCTTAAAACTATCAGCAATATCTGTTTCAGGATTATAAGTTTCAGAGTAAAAAGTGTTATTCATATAACCAGATAATGGTTTTGATTTATTACCATACATCTTTTGGTCCCACTCTAATCTCTTAGCATCTATCATCTCTATAGAATCAGACATTACTGTATGATATTCTCTAATCATTAATGACATAGATGCACCTAGTTCTTCTAATCCTCTACCAGTTGCAAAGCTAAGTGGGGATTGTGAGTCATCAGATACAGGATAAGAACCACCAACACGAAGTTGTCGTTCTATTCTATCTATCTGTTGAAAAATCTGATAAGGAACATTTGATGCAGGTTTGCTAACTTGTGTACCTGGTGCTAAATAGTTTACAGCGAATCTACCTTTACGATATTGTCCTGATTCTATCTCACCAGAAATGTTTGTTTCTGTAAATACTGCATCTTCCATTGCTATTATTGACATCACATTAATCTTTGCCATTGAAGCCATAAGACCTATGATTTGGTCATACTGTCCTTGCAATCTATCAAACGCAAATTTCTTGCCAATGACAAATGCTGGACCACTATCTAGTGGGTTAGGTATGAAGTCAAGAATAGTTCCTGAAGTCATATGGAAAATATAAGTTCCTTCTAAGTTGTAATACTCTGCAATTAAATCGCCATCTCCATTTGAGTTAGCCCAAGAACCATTGTATTGGTCTGTGTAAGCAGAAGCGTAAGCATTACCTACACCAAGAATGTTTGTTTGGTAAGCATCTTTTTCTTTTTTCATAATCTTATCTTTTGCTTCAGGATAAGTTCTTGCTAATGCTTCTTTAGGAACTCTACGAATAATTGCCATTTCTTTTGGTTGTTGGTCTGCACCAAAATAACCAGGAAAACAGTTGTATGGATCACGAAGTTCAGCTATTGGATATGGAGTACCATTAGCATCTTTCTTTTCTCTAATAACCCATACAGCAAAACCATAACCAGGTAGCCATCTACCTACTTGTGGCATTTGTAAATCTAATTTTTGTACTTCATCATAGGCATTAACAATACGAGCAATCTTCTCTGCTTTCATTCTTGCTCTATCAGAGTCTTTGCCATTAGGTACATCTACTTTTAAGTTTGGAATACGACCTATCTTTTGTGCTAAGTGTTCAAGTCCTGACATCATCAAGTTAGGTACAGGGATTTGCCAATCTTGAAATCCTCTAAGTTGGTCACCTAGTAAAGCCATAATACCATCAGGTCCACCATTCATAATTGCACGAATACGACCTCTAGTTGTATAAGCACTTTGATTGTCAAAGTGTAACTGTGTAATAGCGTATTGTATTTCTTCTGGTGTCATCTTATCCCCAAGGGCTTTCGTTCATATCGCTTATGTTCCATTCTCCAAAACTAGGTTTATAATCTAATCCTACCTCAGCTAATCGTTCTTTTCCTAATCTTCTTATAACTTTTAGTGGAAACCAACTAGCCATAACGACATCTGATTTATAACTTTTCGCCTTACTTGCTTTACTAGCAGCAGATGAAAAATAAATTAGTTGTCTACGATATATATTACTCTTAGTTTCGCTTTCTGTGTCACCATATGGCAAATTAATTAACTTTTGTTCAAATAACTGTTGCATACTTCCAACACCATAAATTGGGTCAAACTTGTTCTTTTGAGTTTGATGTCCTTCTAAATAAATACCAAATCTAGAACAATAATCTTTAATATCTTTATCTTGTCTAATAGCTCTCTGAAAACCATTTTCCTCTATAACCCAATGTGCAAGTCCATATTTCTCATACCAATTCTGTATAGACTTCTTAGCTTGAATAACTCCACCACCTTCTTCATTTTCTATATCTACTAAAAATAATTGACCAGTATCTGGATTAGCAGCCCATAACACACAAGCCTGAAATCCTGTAGATGCAGGGTCAAGTCCTGCAATCAAATGTGTACCAGCAGGAATATGTCCTATTCTTCTGTTAATATCTCTACATTGGTCTATATCTTCAGAGTTAAACATTGTAATACCTTCAACAAATGCTTTATTCAAATAAACCATTTCAAATATTGCTCTACCACCTGTAGTATCTGCATTATTCTTTTGTGACATTAACCATTTGTAAGTTCTCTTACTTGCCCATAACATACATTCTTTATGTTGTTCTATTTCTAATTCTGGCAAAATACATTCTGAACTATGTGCTTCTTCTACTATGGTTTCAAACTCTGGATTCTCTAAAAGAAAGTTATATAAATCTTCTGGGTGCTGTCTTGAACCAATAACCACTACAGCAGTATGTTCCTCTTTTCTTGATGACAAAGTAGTTGTCCACCATTGTCTGGTTTGTTCTCTAGCACTAGGTTGTATAGTTGTGCCATGGTCCTCAATGTCATCAGCAATTATAATATCGCAGTCACGAGAAAGTATTTTTCCACCTTTACCTACTGCAACCATAGTTGGTGATTTAATACCAGTTACAGTTCTCGTACCTACAGTAAACTGTGATGATGACCAAGACTTACCTGACCTAATCTTTGGTTGAAATTTTACGCCTGGTCCATTTATTTCTTCATTCAGTAATTCATTATTCTCTAAATGGTCAAGTACAGAACCTACAGCATTTTTTGCAATATCTTCATTACCACCAACCCACATAATTCTTATGTTAGGATTTTTACAAATCTGCCATACAGCAAAGTGTGTCAACAAGTCAGTCTTGCCATGCCTAGGTGGGCTAAGTATCATTTGTTGTTTACCATTTTTAATTGCATCAACAATGTGATTTATCCAGTTCTCGTGAAAATCTGCTGTTTCATATAAGTCACCAGTTTCAGTTTTAAAATATCTATTTCTAAAATCTTTAAAATCATTTAATGCTTCTACAGTTTCTTGTGCAATCTCCCAATCTTTTTGTGCTTCAAATATTGCTTTATCTTCTTGATAGGCTTGCCACATTTTAGATACTGTAGTTCTATCTATACCCATTAAGTCAGCAACTTGTTGATGGGTATATTGTTTAGCTTCTAATGATGCTGCCCATTCTCTACAAAATTCTTCATAGCGTGGACCTCTAGCTGTTGATTGTTTAGCAGTACTAGGTACAGTATGCTTTTCTTTATTTTTATTATTTATGTAGTGGTATCTGTTCTTACAATTAGTAGAACAATAGGGTGAGTTTGTTCGTGATTGTTTACGACAACTTTCTCCTATGACATCATTTAGTCTGCATCTAGGTCGTGGCATTATTTTTTTATTTTCTTAATTTTGCCATTCTCTGTTCTTGCAAATTTATGTGTTTTAGTTTCTCTAATGAGAGTGCCAGAATATCTCTTGCCACCCCACATCCAACTTACTTTTGCCATTATGTTTTCTTAAATCCTTTTGTTGCGTAATACAATCTTACTTGTTTTGCTGTGTACTTTCTACCACTTGGCGAATAATAATATTTACCTCGCTTTTCAAATGGCATAACTTACCA